TAATAATGGCAAAAGGTAAAGGTGGCAGACCGAGCAAGTTTAATCCGGAGATGAAGGAAAGGCTTATTCGGGCTATACAGCAGGGGAACTACTACGAGCCAGCTTGCAAATATGCTGGGATAACTTACTCGTGCTTTCGAGAATGGATGAAGAAAGGCGAAGCCGGAGATCCTAAATATAAACAGTTTTTTGAGGACATAAAAAAAGCGGAAGCTGCTGCCGAGATAAGAATGGTTCAAGAATGGCAGAGGCAGGCTCCGGAGGACTGGAAAGCGATTGCGACTTTCTTAGAGAGGCGTTATCCGGATCGCTGGGGTAAAAAGGATCGGGTTGAGGCTGAGCATAGCGGTGTAATCTTTCAGGTAGTGGACGACTTGCCGAGGGATAACGATGATTCCGATTAAGTGTAGTCTTAGAGAGCTGATTGCACCAAACTTCGCAAAGCTTCATAGAGATGTTGCTTCAGATAAGTTTCGAGAATACTGGCTAAAGGGTGGACGGGGTTCGACTAAATCTACTTTCGTCAGTATTCAGATAATGCTGGGGCTTATGGCTGATCCTGATGCTAACGCTATTGTAATGAGGCGGTATCAGAATGAGCTGCGAGATACTGTTTACGGTCAATTTGAGTGGACAATATCGAAAATGGGCTTAGACCATATATGCAGGTTTCAGCTTCAGCCGATGCAGATAATACTGATCCCTACTGGGCAAAAAATAGTCTTTAAGGCTGCTGATAATCCGAGGAAGCTTAAATCGATTAATCTGGGTCGTGGCTATATTAAATATGCGTGGTTTGAAGAGGTTGACCAGTTTAACAGTCTGAGCGAGATCCGGAATATTCTGCAGTCTGTATTTAGGGGCGAGGATAAGAGGCGGATTAGCTTCTATTCTTACAATCCCCCGAAGAGTGCGAGAAGCTGGGTTAATCAGGAAGTGAAGCTGCCGAAAGAGGGCAGGCGAGTGCATCACTCTGATTATCGAGGCGTTCCTACTGAGTGGCTGGGCGAGGATTTTCTGGCTGAGGCTGAGCATCAAAAAAGAACTAACGAAACTGTATATCGCCATGAGTATTTAGGCGAAGAGGTCGGAACCGGTTTAGAAGTATTCCCGAATATTAAGCTTGAAAAGATATCGGAAGAGCTTAGAGGAAGTTTTGACAAGCTCCGGCAGGGGCTGGACTTTGGTTTCGCTGTAGATCCGCTTTGCTTTGAGCGAATGAATTTCGAGAAGCAGAAAAGGCGGTTATATCTGATAAACGAGATCGAGGGCGTGAATCTGTTTAACCGGGAATTTTATGCTAAGGCTGAGAAGTATAGCGATGTTTTGACGATTGCTGATAGTGCTGAGCCGAAGAGTATAGCCGAGCTGCGAGATATGGGCTTCAGGATTAAAGGAGCTAAGAAGGGTCAAGGCTCTGTAGAGTTTGGCGTTAAGAAGCTGCAGGAGTTAGAAGCGATAATAATTGATCCGGAGAAGTGTCCGAGGGCTGCGAAAGAATTTTTAAATTATGCCCTTGAGCTGGGTCCGGGTGATGAGGTAAAGAGCAGGTTTCCTGATAAGGACAACCACTCGATTGATGCTGTGCGGTATGGCTTAGAAGATGATTTAGGCAGACCGTCCATGCAAGTATTAAAGCCGGGAGGTCGAAGGCGATAATGTTTATTACTGAAAGCGAACTGGCTGCTAAGAGGGTTCGAGATGCTGCTACGAGTGCGCCTGAAGCTATTTTAAAGGATCTGATTGACGGACATGATATCAGGCACATGGAAGAGGGCGAGAGATACTACCATAACGAGGCTGCTATTAAGAAACGCCAGATCTATGTGACCGATGAGGCTGGTCAGAAAATAGTCGATAAAGAGGCTATTAATAACCGGGTTGCTCATAACTGGCATAAGCTACTTGTAGATCAGAAGGTTAGCTACTTACTGGGGAAGCCGGTTACGCTGAGCGGTAGTGAAGAACACGAGAAGCTAATCGAAGAACTTAATAACTGGCTGAGCGACCGTTGGCATGACAGGCTTCAGGAGATCGGGAAAAAATCCTCTAATAAAGGCGTTGAATACTTACACCCCTATATTAACGAGGATGGAGAATTTCGCTTTGTAATTATCCCGGCTGAGCAGGGCATACCGATATATGATACCGATTATCAGGAAGAGGTTGTTCAGTTTATAAGGCATTATCCGGTCTGGGTTGACGGAAAAGAACGGCTCAGGGCGGAGTGGTGGACGAAGGATGATGTAACCTACTACTTGGAGCAAGAAAACGGAACCTTCGAGCTGGAAACCGCTATAGACGGCAGAAGTAATCCTGATGGTCACTATAAGGTTAACGGTTCTCCGGTTGGCTGGGGTAAAGTGCCGTTTGTAGAGTTTAGGAACAACGAAGAAAAATATCCGGACTTGAAGTATTACAAGGAAATTATTGATATTTACGATTTGATAGTTTCTGATCTGGCTAATGACTTGAGCGGACTGCAGCGTTTTATCTATGTGCTGCGTGGCTACGGTGGTCAGGATCTGGATGAGTTTTTAACAAATCTACGCAGGTATCGGGCTATTAATGTCGATGAGCGTGGAGGCGTGGATTTGGCTCAGGCTGATATACCGGTAGAGGCGATAGAGAGCTTTCTTGACCGTGAAGAGGAAAACATATTTTTGTTTGGTCAGGGGCTGAATGTAAAAACGGATAGATTCGGGCAGTCGCCTTCTGGCGTGGCTTTGAGGTTTTTGTATCACCTGCTGGATCTGAAGGCTAATACGATGGCGAGGAAATTTAGCTTCGCTATTAAAGAGTTTCTATGGTTCTTAATTGAGTATTTAAGGCTAAAAGGTAAAGTTTCGGTATCAGATGATGCTCTGGGCGATATTGAGGTAGTGTTTAATAAGACGATGATAACTAACGACCTTGAGCTGGTCGATATTGCTCTGAAGTCGAGAGATCTGCTTTCTGACAGGACTATTAGAAGCCACCACCCGTGGACTGTGGACGAGCAGAAAGAGGCTCAAAGGCTGGAAGAGGAAAGAGAGCAAAGCGACTACGTTAACCTTGATGAAGAGCCGGACGAAGAACTGGACGATGAATAATAAAGGCGTGATCTAATGGGTCTGAGTGGTAAATTAAGACAAACCGATATAGCTGCTGACCGAATGACTGACCGGTTCGTTAAAAAAGAGCTGATTCCGACTTATAAGGAAAGCTTGAAAGAGATCCGGAATAAGATGTCGGCTTTCTACGAAAAATATGCTAAGGATGGAAGGCTGAGCAGGGCTGATGTTACTCAGTATAACCGCCTTAATGCCCTTGAAAAAGATATCGAGAAAGAGTTGAACCGGCTGGGCGGAAGGGTTAAACGGAAGCAGCGAACTGCTTTAATGAGAACTTATGCGGAAACTCGTAACCGGGCTGCCTTTGCTGTAGAAGCTGAAGCTCAGGTGAAGCTGGGTTATAGAGTGCTGCCGAAAGAGCAGGTCGAGGCTGCAGTAATTGGCAGGGTCAACTGGGCTGATTCGGTTGATGATGCTACGAGGGCTGCTGTGAGGCAGGTCAAGAATAGTATCGCTCAGGGGATTGCTCAAGGCAAGGCTTATACTGAGGTTGCGAGTGAGATATCCGAGAGGCTGGGCGTTGCTGCTGGCAGGGCTGAAAGGATTGCGAGGACTGAGGGGCATCGCTGCCGGGAAGCTGGTAAAATGCGAGCTTTAGAACACGCTGACGAGAAGGGCGTTAAGTTTGAAAAGATCTGGACCGCTACCCTTGATGATGCTACTCGTGATACGCACGGCGATATGGATGGTCAGGCAATTCCGATGTATGACGAGGACGGAGATCCGGCTGAGTTTGAAAGTCCTGAAGGGCATAGAACGCAATACCCGGGCGATTTTGGAGTGCCGGAAGAGGATATAAACTGTCGCTGTGCTGTAAGGGCTGAGATTAAAGACATGGAACCGAAAGTGCGTAGGGCAAGGGAAGAAGGAAAGATCCCTTATACCAGCTACGAAGATTATGCGAAATCTAAGGGCTGGGAAACGCCTTATGCTTCTTAAAGGTGTAAATGTATAGCTTCGGCAGGTAAAA